CCATTCGCCGTTTATTGGTGTAGATACTGAATTGATTATGGCAGTGGTTGTTGTTGTACCTCTATAATTACCGATTGTACCACCCGATTGTAAATAATAAGAATTTGTTTGGGTTACCCAACCACCATTCGATGACCCATCGAAAATACGAAATGGTTCATAATTTGAGGTTTTTCCGCCAATTACAGTTGCTGATGGCATAAATGAACTTCCCGATGCTGTCCATACAATTGGGCAATTTTCACGCGTGGTCCATTGATAATTTTGCGTGAATGTTGTATTCGGGGATACTGTTTGATTTGACGTACCTTTGTTTAATACATATGTCCCCAGATTTCCTGCTAATGTTCCAGATGGGTCGAAATTATAATATAAATATGGGGTTGGGATTGTAGTGGTTGGTGTTATAGTTGGATATGTATTATTATGGTCATATAAGTTGTATACTTCGTCTGCGGTTAATGTTGATTTATAGAATTTGAACTCGTCAATTGCTCCATTGAAAAATATATCGCCACTGTTATTGGGTTTACCTATAAAATTACTTGTAAAATCATAATTTTGTGGATAAAAATAACTAGTAGTGGTGTAGTTCAACGCACCGTTTATATATACTTTTTGAGTACCATCTGGAGATATTGTCCATGCTACATGACGCCATACATTATCTAATACATATGGAGAGGTAGATATTGTAATATTGAAAGTTGGTCCACGGTCTGTAAATAAATCTGGAATATATATACCTATTTTTCCTGTTCCACCATCTATAAACAATACTACTTTTGAAGCATTACTTATACCGAAATCGAATATACGTGGATAGGTACCTGCTGTAAGTGAATTTTGAGAACGGAACCAACATGCGAATGATACACCATTTGTGCCCAAACGACATGATGGTAATTGAGATATTGGTGTTACATAAGTTAGCTTATCGATTGAATCCACTGGTATACCATAAATAGTTGACAAATATTTTTCTACTTTCAAGCGTTCAGGTATGGTTAACACGGCACTGTATAATATTATATCAACAACTTCGAAATCACTTTTCTCGGGATTACCATTTACTGAAATATTAGCTGGTAAAAATGTATTTGTACTAGTAGCTGTAGCTCTTTCTATGCTATTTGAACGAAGACTATTCTGGGTATCTGTACATACAAAAAAGTTAGTCCCATGATGATCAGTAGTATATGAGGTTATCCAACCGGGACGATGCGCTACACCAGTATATCCATTCCAATGTCCAGATAACCAATCAGGGTCATTATATCCATTTGAACTAGTTTTACTAAAAGATGAAATTATTCGCCCTTTACTACCACCACTATATCGAGCGATAAAAAAAATAGTATAATTAGTTAATTGCGCATTGCCTAATTCTATTCTTTCACTGGTTCCTCCCTTTACTGCCATAAAAGAAATATTAGTTCCCCCATTTGCATTTGGGTTTGTAGTTATTAATGATGGGGTACCTGTAATTGATGCTGATGTAATATGTCTATTACTACCACCGGTATCCGCCCATGTTTTTGTCGAAGCGTCATAATTTTTTGCTTCAAAACGCATATATAAATTTGTTGTTACTGGTAGTGTATTTATGACGTTTGTTATTCCGTAAATACTGGCCAAATAATTTTCGACTGTTATGCGTTCTGCCAATGTTAAAACACGTTCATATATTATTATTTCGGCTATTTCGAAATCGGAAAGTTCTGTTGTCCATCCATTTACTTTAATGGCTGGTAGATACGTAACCGTTCCAGTAGTTGTTGCTGTTTCTATACCATTCGCACGATAACTATTTTGACAATCTGTAGATATGAAAAAATTGGTCTCATATAAATCAACTTCTTTTGTTATCCAACTATTATGATGTGCTAGACCTGCCTTTGTACTATGAAAACCTGATAACCAATTATCTCCATTTGCTGTCGTAAATATTCTTCCCCTAGTACCACCACCATATCGAGCTATAAAAAAAAGTGTGTAATTAGTTAATTGCGTATTACCTAACGCAATAGTTTCGCCCGTTCCTCCTTTTACCACTAGAAAACTTTTGTTTGTTGCCCCATTCGCATTTGCTGATGCGGTTACTACGGATGGAGTACCTCCAATGGATGATGCTGGGATATGTCTGTTACTACCACCAGTATCTGTCCATATTTTTGTTGAAGCATTATAATTTTTTGCTTCAAAACGCATATATAAATTTGTGGTTACTGGTAATTGGTTTTGTGAAAATGTTATACCGTAAATACTGGCCAGATAGTTTTCCATTTGTATGCGTTCATCTAATGATAAATAGCGATTATAGATAATTACATCCGCAATTTCGAAATCTGATTTTTCAGTTGAATAACCATTTACTGTAATATTTGGTAAATATGTAATAGTTCCATTTGTAGTAAATCTTTCTATTCCATTTGTTCTGTAGCTATTTGAGCAATCACAACCTACAAAAAAATCAGTACCATAAAAAGTACTTGTTTGTGCTGTTATCCAAGAACTATGATGAGCCACACCAGTATAACCCAAATTACTTGAGATTCCATAAAAACCTGCTAGCCAATTTGGCGATCCTGTACACGTAAATATTCTGTTTTTGTTAGTACCGCCATATCGAGCTATATGAAAAAAAGTATATTGTTCTAATCTTGGATTACCAAAATTAATAAATTCTGCCGTAGTACCTTTTAATACTTGAAAACTTCTTAAATATGTACCATTTGTGCTATTACCTTGAATCGCTATTGTTGGTGTACCCGTTATCGATGATGGTGGAATATGTCTTCCAGCACCACCACTATCATACCATGTTTTTGTCTTTTCATCATACTTCTTTCCTTCCAATCGCATATATAATCCATCTGTTACGGGTATATCGTGCGAAACAATATTATTTAAAATAATAGTCGAGTTTACTGTTTCCGAATCGAAACTATAATTGAAATACGGAACTGACATGTATTTTGGTGTTGATATATATGCTTTTAGAAATATTCCTTATGTATTTTACTAGTCTAAATGTTTTTTATTAATCAATGATTGTTTTTATAAGAAAAAAATCATTTTATTGATTATTGACTATTTGTGTATCGATGATGATGATAGGGTAGTTTTATATGAAAAATCGCATAAAAATATTACTAAAATGATATTTTACAACTACAAGTATTATCGCCTGTTTTTTTTTTGTACAAAGCGCATGTACATTTTATGTTTGAATTCTTCAAATTTATCGCTTTGTTACGTTGGTCAATTGTTAATGGTTGTGGTGTTGGGTCGAAATATACAGTTGACATTGCTACACGATTTGTTCGTTGATTTGTTTGGCGACATACCTTAAATTGAGGACAATTTGTTGCTTTTTTGTCCATACCGAATACATGTATATATCCTGCTGGAGTGATTCTATTAACATTGATATTATTGGTTGTAATAGTATTCTCTAAAGAATATTGTTTGAAGTTTAATAAATCTTGTGAATTGAATACTCTTGGCTGTTTTGATATATTATTATCGACTTTAAGTTGTGTTGAAATTCGTTTGTATTTTAAATAATCACTTTGTGACATTTCTATGCGATTTATATAATATTACCATATATTTTTACGTGTGTATATGCTGGTATATGATTGTATAATATCATAATAAATTCGTATAAAGATTTCAACTATTATAATGTAATAAAATGAAAATACTTGGTTTGTATTTTTTTCTGTATGCATGCGGATTTTCAAATGTATTTGCGCGGGTCAAGCCAATACCTATTTATAAAAACAATCAAATATCCTTACCTGGTTTAGATAATATAAATCCAACGACCATTTATAGTAATGATTTATCTATGATTCGAGAACCGATTTATATGAAAATACCTAGACCTATTTATAAAATCATCGATTATACTAAACAAACTATTATAAAAACTACTATAAAAACAAATCAATATTTACGTCTCATTCGTAGTGAAAATATTTTACCTACACTTTTATTGAGTTTTACGGGTGGTTGGATAATGAATCCGTCACTACATGGATTGTTTAGATCTCCTCAATTTATTAGTGCGAGTAGTATTACAATTCTGGTCATGTCAAGTAGTATGGTTCTCAATGATTTGTTTGATATTGAAATTGATAAAATAAATAATCCAAATCGACCATTGGTAACCGGTTCTGTTTCAAAAAAAGAAGCGGTTTTGTTTTTATCGACCATGTTAGGTTTATCCGAATACTTGAATTTTCGATATTTGACTAAAAATTTACAATCCATTACTCATCTTGCTATTATGGTTATTGTCCTATATACTCCGGTATTCAAACGTAAATTGTTTTTGAAAAACCTATCTTGTGCTACTCTGATATCGTTCGCGAGTTCTTTCGCCGGATTTGCTACGAATTCAAATAAGCGTTTTGATAAAAATATCGCACTGTTATGGTTAGCATCGCGTATGATTTTTCTCGGTTCATTATCCAATGAAATTTTGTTGGATATTATTGATTATCATGGTGATAAACGAAACGGTATTTCAACTATACCAGTCGTATTTGGAAAACGCGTTGCGTTCTCAGTTGTATCTGCTATTACGTATTTCAATGTTTTGGCGAATACAATGAATTTGATTTGGTTATATGATTTCAAACAAGGTATTATTTTAATGTTTTTATCGGGCGAACTCGTTCATTATTTGGATAATATCAAAAATGTAAAATGGTGTAAAGAAAATATTTATGACGATGATACTATTTTGTATTACGTAAAAAAAACAGTAAAACCAATGCTGTTATCATTGTTGTATTTTTGCGCACTTGCTTATTGAAACATATATTTCTATGCTGTATATATTATTTGTTTAGTCATATAAAATCCTATATATGCTATTATCGTACCAACAACAACGCCTGCTGTCAATTGTTCGACTGTATGTCTTTTGTATTTCCAACGTTGATAAAATGTCAATGCTAAAATAAAAGATTCTAAAATCAAATATGTTGGCGATGCTTTTGTCAAATACAAGAATACCGTAGAAAATGCTACAGTTTGAGTATGTGATGATGGCATTCCGTATGTGTTGGCACCAGTATATGTTTCATTGATGATACTACGGCCACCAGCTGGACGTTCTTGATGTATCAATACTTTCAAAACTGAATTCGTAACATTATTTATAAATTCAAAAAACAAATAACCGAATAAATATGGAGGTTGATTCCATAATTTGATAATGGATATTATAATAACAATTATTGGGCCAAAAAAACCTATATGATCCAATATTGAATTATCCGAATATTTTTCTGATGACATTTATGAATTTCTTATTATATATTGATATTTTGTTGAATATATAAAAATAAAATTTATTTACCACCATTTGGTTGTTGTTTGTACAATTGTTCGCATATTAATGAAAATGACCAATTCGCACCATTTAAATCCACTACATCTCCTCTATCACTAACCAATTTCACTGTCATTCTATGTATATTTACTGGACCAAAATAAAGACGTTCCTGATTCTGTAACGTACCACCGAATTCTACATAGGACGACCCATTTGCCAATCCCGATACTTTCATCGGTATCAATCCAAATACATCTTTTACGAATGGACCCGAACCATAACTTTTCGTATTTATTGTAGTATTATTCGATAAAATGGTCGAGATACTTTTTCGCTCATTCGCTATTCTGGTCAAAGAATATAATTGATTTTGCGTCAGTTTTATATCTGCTGGAACATCTGATGTTGTGTTATAAGTCAATAAACCAGATGCGGGGTCACATTTGAAATTAGTTTTGTTAGCATATGCCGGTAATGGAACATCGGTTACTTTGGATGTTACTGTTACCAAACCATCATTCAAATGATTCTGATTATAGTCATCTAAACAAATCATGAAATAATTAAATAGATTTGTACTCACACCCGTATCACCATTTATTTCAATTATTTGTCCACTACCATAAGCATTTAATATATATTCGGTTGATAACCGAAAACCTAATACCCATCCTAATGTCGTATCCCATGTTGTATTACGTACACTCGTAACACCTACATAACATTTGATAAAACTATACGGATCATAAAACACAATTCGATAATCATTTGCCGTGTATATTTTGTTTATATTCGTACGTATTATTGTGCTTTCAATACCATTCGTGGTTTTTATATAAAAATAGCTCCCTAATGCGTTTGGTATAGTGTTTATAGCATTATTCAAAGCAGTAATTAAATTATCACGTGTATATGTACTTGGTGGAATTGTAATAGTTAATATGTTTGAACCATTGACTCCTTCTTCATTCGGTACTAATTGAATCGTATCATTTATACTAGTAGTTATTGTTATTTTGTTTTGAGCTACTATTGTAGTACCACTTATATCAGAATATGACATATTTGATTGTACAGCATTTGATAAATCATATGTATTATCTATCATATTTCGATCGATATGTAAATAATTATACCAGGTCGATGAAACGTCTATTGTGTTTGGATATGTCGTATCATAAGACGGGTCGATAAATTGAACACTATAGTCTTGTTCTGTTAATATTTTTTGTAACACAATCGTCAAACTACAATCTATTCTTTGTGTTACTGGGTTCAGTGTGAATTTGACATTTGTTCCAGATAATACATTCAATCCATTTGACGGATCTACAAAATTATTAAAACTATTATTGATTCCAGTTTGTAAATCTTGATAACTGTTATATGTTTTCGTTGTCGGTATCGGTACTACGTAAGGTGCTTGATTTTTGTTTCCATAGGTTTCATTTTGGCAGGCATCTATAATTGCTACGTAACTACCATCTAAAAAATAGGAACTGTTTTGTGTGAAAGATGTTTCAAAAACATTGGTTGATGATAAATCATAATATACTCTTTCAAAACCCATATATCGACTCAAAAAACTATTTGATACATCTATTATATATTTATCTTGATTGAATTTTTTATTGATATCGAATTTTATATGGAATTTTGAATCTGTACTGATATTCGATATTGTATTTGCTTCGTTGAGGTCTCCTGTTATATTTTTAATATTTTTCGTAATATCGTTTGTGCTCTTTATTGAATTGTTTATTGCACTTATATATTCTGTAAGTGAATATCCATTTATTGATGAATTTGATAATGTAAATGACAAATCGTTTATAGATATGTTAAAACCGGATGCTTTACATTTCAAATAAATATATGGACTGGACAAAATTTTGTAAGTATTTGATTCTTGTTTTATTGGTGATATCTCCGAAATTATATTGTTCGTTTCATTGAACAGATTTTCAAAACGGAAACAAGAATTCAATCCTGTCCATATATTACTATAATTTGTTTGTGCGTTTTCTTGTGGAAACAAAATTGCTATTTTCGAATTCGTAAAATTATTTGTTGTATATCTGTTTGCTTTTATTTTCAGTTCAAAATACGAATTTCCGACATTGTTTTTCAATGGGTCTGTAATATCGATTCTTTTTATAGATGATTCGCTACTCAAATATGGGTTCAATGCTATTTGATTACTTAGATCTGCTACTAATTCACTTCTTGTTACATCGTTTTTTGATGACAGCGTTATATTGAAAGATATATCCACTATTGAATTAGTATTATATTCACCTGGACCATAATATCTGATTACTGTAAAATAATTGTTTTTGTTTATTGATGTTGTGTATATATAATATTTTCTAGATATATTATCTTCATTTATGCTACTGGTATTTGTACTTAATAAAAGTGTTTTTGATGAGTTGATTTTATATGGATAATTTACTATATTATCAAATCCCAGAAAGGCTGGTATGGATTGATAACGTGGTCCATTTTGAGTATTATCATTTGAATTTGTCCAATAAGGGAATTTCAAATAATAACTTGTTTCTGTATATTGTTTTACTATATCTACTTTTAATTTTGATAATGATGTATATGGGTCATAATTGATATTTGTATTTCCAAAACTGACATCGGTTACTGTGGTTTTTAATTTTGTTATTCTATTATTTACTGCGGTTGCTAATTCGGTTGGTGAATAATTACCAGCAGATATATCGATTATATAATCATGATTTCCATTATTTATTCCGTTTGAATTTCCTTTCAAATAAAAGAAATTACTACCAAAATTATTGTTGATTGTATACCATGTATATGGTATTTGTACTGAGTATAACTTCAGTGATACTACATCTTTCAATGGGTCAGATAAATTAAAAGTGAATTCAGTCGAAAGTGACCGTTTGTTATCTCTATATTGACTATCGATACTTATGACTCTTTTTATGGTTTGTTGTAAAAGTGGATTCAATTTATCCTGAGTATAATCCAGTGATTTTGTATATCCGATTTGTGTCGTTGTCGGTTGTGATGCGATTCCTTGTTTGAACAAATTCGGGTCACGTTGAGTAAATTGTTTGGGGTCTTTCATCATTTCTTGTTTTTGTTTTTCAATGTTTTGGCGTATCACGTTGGGGTCTTTTATTGCTTTGGTTTGTCCTTTATTGATTGATGTAGTGGGATCGTATGTATATCCGGCAACTGTCTGCATAGAAAGGTCTCTTACCAAAATCGGAGTATTATCAAAACCCTCTATTACGTTTTCATCTTGGTCGTCCGATTCGGCATCGCTGTCTAAATCAAAAAAATGTTTGTAAATATCTTCGAAAAACTTTGCTAATTTATTTCCGGATTCGTTCTGCATATTTTCGTATTTTCGTATTAAAAAAATAATTTTGGCTTCTAGTTCTCTATCGGTTGGATTATTCAAATCTAAAATATCTAATAATTCAGAATCTGTATACGAATCTATATCGTATATATTTTCTCGGTTGTTCATTTCAATAAATCTCTTTTTATAACTTACTATACTAAGATATAAAACATCATTTATATTTTATTTTTTGTTTTTATATATTTTTCTTGTTTTTTGGGGTTTTCTTGTTTTTAATTTTCGCAAATTACGTGAATTTCCTCCGGTTATTGATATAATTTTTTTTGATGTTGTTTTTTTCGGCGTTCTTGATTTGATTGTAGGTTTTTTTTTTGAATAATTTTGAGTTTCTGTTGAAGATGCTTTTCGAATACCTGTGTCATCATCATCATTATTATCATTATTGTTGTTGTTGTTATTAGTATTATCATTATCATCATTATCATTATCAATACCAATTTTTGATTCTTTGTTTCCAGTAAAAAAACGTTCTATCAATTTTGATAAAGTAGATTTTTTTCTGATTGTTGGATATGTAGGTGTGCTATATAAACTCATCTAGTATATATTATAATCATATTTTTGTGTATTGGGTTTCTATCCTTTCTCGGTGGTCTTCTCGGTGGTCTTCTCGGTTTTTCTTTGTATGCGTTCTCGAAACATCGTTCGTATGAAATTTACTAAATCCATTTTCTTAGACATTCTATACAACATATCCATTGGAAATAATTTCAATCCTTGGCCTCGTTTCATATGACGGGTCCCTGTAAAACATAATATATCGAATACTTTCATTATTCGTTCTTCCTCGTCAGTCATTGTTTCTCGGCCAATACGATGTTTTCCCACATGAATATATCGATTATAATTATCATCATTATATACATAATGTTGTTTTCTCGATAATTTTTTTTCTATCATACCGATACCCATTATCTTGTTTGTATCATTATTCATTTCCAGAACAAATAAAATGGATTCTTCTGGTATATTTTGTGATATCGGATCTGGCGAACAGTATATACAACCTATCGACGGATGATTTTTTCTATATATTTCGTTTTCATACCACGTGTTATTACTGAAACGCGATGTTATTATAAAATGTCTTATTGAATTTCTATAATTTTTTAGGTTTTTACGGTGAATTTGTAATTCAGTTGGTACTAAGGTTGTCATTTTTCTTATGATTATGGATATGATTCGTTGTTCTCGATTATAGAGAATTTTATTCAATTTTTTGTTGGCGTTTTTATTGAGTTTTTTTATTGTTTTTTGTGAATGAATCAATATAAGCTCTTATTGATAAAAAAAAAAAACTTATTATATTTTGTATTGTATTAAAACACGATTTTTCAGGAAATTCTTTTGGAATATCGGTTGGGTCGATACCTTCTTCTAATAAATCTACCGATGATAATGGCCTATCATTATCCGAATCACACGGAGATTGTATTGTTATTGATTCTATTTCGCGCCAATCTCTGTTCCCATAGGATTTTTCCTCATCAGATGAATTTTCTACAAAATCATCCAATACTAGTTGTTTTTTTTCTATTTTCTTTCTCTTTGGTAAATGGACCGATTGGTTCAATTCATCGTGATCATCAAAATTTTTTTTTTGATAATAATTCGATTCTAAATCGGTGGTCTCTTCTGGTTCTTTAAGACTCAATAGTGTTTTATTAGTTTGTTTGTTTATTTGGTCTTTTTGGTGTGTTTCTTGATATAAATCCATTTCTCTATTCACTATAATAATATATTACTTTTTCTCTAAATTTTTTCTTTTTATTATATAAAACGAATTTCAATCAAAATGGATGATAATTTTTTTGGATATGAATTGACATCATCTAAAGAACCAAATTCAAATTCATCGAGTGATTGTTCTGAACATTCCAATAATATTATAATTGATATGAATACCGACAAAAATGTACATATCGAAAATATACAACAAGAGAACCATCTAATTGATTATACGAATAATCATTATACAAACAAAATACGTAATAATTATGGACTTTTTTATTCTATATCGAATGATATAAGTGGTAACAACGATGAAAACTATATGGATTTATCTCGTAGTAATAGTCCGATTACCATTCAAAATGGAGGTAGTTTCAATGGTAGTAATCCAGGTAGTTATAATGGTAGTGAATATGATAGTGATGAATATAATGATAGTGATGATGATAATAACGCTATTATTGATAATATGAGTTTCCTTGGAACAAATCCGATTATCAAAAAAAATGGAGGAATCGATATGAATAGTAAAAAACGTCCATCCATAGATAGTACGAATACCTCTAGAATGGGTTTTCCCAAATTCAAAAAACTAACTTATCAAGAAGTCGAGAGAACTCTAGATAAATATTATGAAAATGAATTCGATAACAAATTTTCCAGTGAAATTGATATTTTGACTACGTTTATGAAAGGTCAAAAGAATCTGTATATTCAATCTAAAATTATTAATCAACATAAACTGAATTGTCTCATGATTCCATCTATTGTTATCGCTACATTAGTTACCATTATTGCTCCATTTATTGGATGTACAGAATGGACGAATGGTGTCATGTCTGGTCTGAACGCTATTGTCGCTTTTTTTGTATCCATTTCCAATTATTTGAAATTGGAATCTTCTGCTGAATTATATTTACAAATGGCAAATCATTATGATAAATTAGAGACCACATTGGAATTGACAAATAGTAAATTATTCTTTTTGAAAAATGATAATGAAAAATCGGAATTGGTCTTATCCAAAATAAGGGAAATTGAAAAGAGATTATGTGAAATCAAAGAATCCAATAATATCCTTATTCCGAATGAAATCAAAATTATGTTTCCTATCATTTGTTCCATCAATGTTTTTGCTTTTATTAAGAAAACGGAAATTTATAAAAAAAATCTTATTATAAAATTCAAAGATGTTAAAAATGAAATTCGTTTTATTTTGTTCAAATGGAGAACTACGAATATTTCTATGTATACTGAAAATGATTTTGTACGCGAGCAAAATAGATTAGTCTTTCTACGCGAAATCAAAAACAAAATCAAAAATGAATTGAATGAATTCCGTTTGGCCTATTCGTATATGGATGGGCTGTTTTCTAAAGAAATTAAAAATGCGGATTATTTGAGGAATTCATGGTTTTTCTGGTTGAAATATTATTGTTTTTCTACTTTTTCATCTGATAATATTAACCGTCTAGGAATCAATATCGATTGTAATCCGACTATTGATAAGTATTTCAAGTTTGTTTTTATGGAATAATGTTTATGGAATAATATTGATTTCATTCAATGGTTTTTTTGCCAAAGATATGATTTTTCTTCGTGTTTTTCTATCTAAAAATCGCCAAATATACGGCATTTTGTTATGTAATTCTTCCACATCTACTTGATATTTTACTATGGATTTCGGTTTTTTCATTCTACAGTTTTTCTCGCTTTTACAGTTTTTTTCTAGGTGACTATATCCATTTCCCCAATTTTTCATATTACAAGACCCCCAATTTTTCGAACCACTTATACAGTAGCTTGGACGACAGCGATTCATCATTTCCCCACACGGGACTTCTTCACAAGTTTTATAAATATTACATCGTCGTTTTCTAGTTGTTTTGTTTGGCATATATATTCAGTTGATAAAAAAAATTGATTGGATTGAATTCAAAAACACTTTTTTAATAATAACAACGACGATTTATGAACATAGTTACCAACCAACATCGCTATCAATATTATCAACATCCTAATCAAGTTTATAAAAAAGATGATATCAAAACCCAATTCCATTATTATAAAGACCAATACAAAAATTTACAAGTCGAATCCATCTGTATTCCCAGAGTAGATATATCTATTTCGAAAGATTTTATTTATAATATATTATCTGAATTACGTATCGGTAAAATACATAAGATAATTGAAATTCCTCTACGTAATGACTTTTCGAATAAACGAATTATTATCAAAATTCAATGGAATAATAATGAACCTATTACACAAAATATCAAAAAGCATTTATATGAAAATGGTTCATTCAAAATTGTCTATGATATGCCCTGGTATTGGAAAATCGTATTGACATATGAAAAATGATTGATTAGACCTCTATATGGCTTGGTGGCCTCTTTTTTTATACCAGTGAAAATTTGAAACCGCACCCGGGGTGCTATGGTTCAAACTATAACTGGTAAATTAGTTGAAATTTCATCCACTGTGCCGATTGAAATCTTCAACGGTGTAAATAAAAACCAAAGTATTATTTGGTTTTTATTTTTTATTATGCGTCCCCCCACCTTCATCCCGATACAATAATATATATTTGTGTTATATATTTGTTCTCGGCTGTCTCGATTAAAAATATAAATTGGTATACAATGTATTTTTCTATTCTGTAAAAATATATATCATCAAAGAATTCAAATGAAATTCGATTTGGTTCTTTTACTGATTTGTCAATATAGAGAACTCTATATTATTGAAAAACTGATTTCTTTTGATTACGATTCTTCGTAATCATGTAAAAATATGCTTACTATGTATTCATATTTTTATCCGTTTTCTCTATCTCTGTAACCCGATTATGTACCAGGGAGAATCATCGAGTAAACATGACCTTTCTATTTTCATATATTATCATATGTAAACTATAGGGTCTTCTATTGGAAATCGTTTTATAAGATTTATATTTTTGCTGTTTCGAGACAATATATAGTATTCTATTGTTTTATATTAGTTTCATCTATAAATGTATTTTCGATAAATTTTACGCCGTTGAAGAATTCAAATGGGACACCATTTGATTCTTCGCGGGTATATATGTTTTGTTTTTCGTAAAAATGGGAGAACAAATTTATAAATGGATTCTAATATAGAGTTCTCAAATATGGAATCTACTGATATGGATTTAGATATCTCTTGGATAAAAGAAAACGAACGTCTACAAAATATTGAAACGAATTATTTACCAGAAATTATGGAGAATATTGACCTTTTTTTTGTTTATATCAATTCCAATAATTATATCGACAAAATTATACGTGAAAAATACCCTCTTTTGGTGGATTCTTCGAATAATTGTTCTCGATTATCAAAAGAAAATTTGTTGAAAATAATCCAGACAAACAAAAAATTATTGAAATCAAATACGATTCATAGATACAAATTTATCGATATTTTGATATATCATATTGATTTAGAATCAGAACATATTCAAAATTTCACTAAAAACGAGAACATTCAAGAAGCATCACAAAGTTTTTTCAAAGTTCTCAATATTGTTGATGATATCTCTATTTCACCATCCATTTTTATTTTTCATAAAACAAATAGTATATTTTTCCTATATCAAGAAATCGAAACCAATAAAAATAGACATACTTTGAAATCTATATTGAAAAAGCCACTAGTAGTTAATGAGTCTGAACATATAGGTTCTCAAAAAGCCACAAAAAAAGTTCGGATTGATTTGGAGAAAAATAATATCGAATATCGAGAACATTCATATCATAGAAAAAAACCTATCAATAAAACTAGAAAAAACATTCGGATTATGAATACGATTGATTCTAATTCTATTGTTTTTACATCTCCATAAATACATCTCCATAAATACATCTCCATAAATACATCTCCATAAATAACATAGATAATTATTGATATGTTATTTATACTAGGTTCTCGTTATGGATATTGCCATCGATTTTGCTAATTTTGAGAACGAAATTGAGAACATCAAAAAAAATGATCTTATGGAACAATTCAAAGAAAATATTGTATTTCTCTTTTTTAATTTAACTAGAAAACATGAAAAAAACTGTATTTTTGAATTGAAAATTTGTTTTATGAATGTTCTCGATTTATTGAAAAAAAAATCCAAAAACTATTCCAAAAATCCGGAATTGGAATCGGAATTGTATTCTGATTCTATTGTACCCTCTAGACTCAGTTTCTATTTGGCTATTATATTACGTTTGATTATTCATACTCGTGATAGTAAATTCGGTAAGGGAGAACACGAACTCTTTTATATGTTGATTCATTGTCTTTATCAATATTTTCCTATATTGGCCATTTTTTTGATAAAGCGAATCCTTGTATATGGCATCGGCTGTTGGCGTGATATTAAATACTTATGTGAATATATTTCGCAAAATTCGGTAAAGGGGTCGAATGATTCATTCATACATGAATGTTTGGAAATTATGAATAATCAATTACGAAAAGATTTGACATTGGTTTGCTCTAGTGCGAACTATACAAAATACTCTATTTCGAATATAGCAAAATGGATTCCTCGTGAAAACAAACATTTTTCCTGGATTTTTGATAAACTGGTTCTCAATTGGTTCGGTTTTTCTATGTATGTTGGTCCTGAAAATCGAGAACTTCCTCCTGTTTTTGATAAGTATCGTAGATTATATCGTAAAAAAGTGAATCGTATGAATAATATTTTGGATACTACTGAAATTAAACAATGTTCTCGAGAACTTGATAAAATCATCCCAGAAAATGTTTCAAAATATACTCTTATGAAACAACCTAGTTTGTATTTCGATTCCGTATCAGTAGAGGATTCTGACTCCTTATGTTTGTATAGTAAAAAAATGATGTGTAACGAAAATTTTGAAAAGTATTTTGAACAAGATTTTTTTGATAATCGAGAACCTATCAATTATAATAATCAGCGTAAAACTGATGATTTCCGTAAGTTTTTTGCGGATTTACCAATTTCTTATTTTATCAAACAATCTATTGTTTTATATGAAAATCCTACTATGGATGATTTCGATAAAAAGGTTTCTAAATTAAACAAACAATGGGATATTTTCTATTCTGATTTTTTTCATCGATTTTTCTCTATAAATCGAGAACATCGAGAACAATATATTATTCCGGTTCTCGATATTTCTCAATCAAATCAATGGTTAGATTCAGAATCTTTCTATTCGGGTCTTGGTATCGCTATTTTGATTACTTTGGTAAATGATGGTGATTTCAATCGTAGATTTATGTGTATTGATAATCAACCTACATGGATCGCTTTGGATAAGACCGATATTTTTTCGATTGTATCTACGGTTGTTGATTTGATAAAATCTAGGAGTTCTACTTATGCCAATTTTGATAGCGTAATCGATTTGATAAAAAATACCATTATAGAAACTGGTATTGATAAATCCTTTGTAGAAAAAATGAAAATCGTTATTTTATCGGATTTTGATAAAACGAATGGGGAGTTTTATGATAATATGGTATATCGCTTTATTCGTAATGATTGTTGGGATGAGAATATTCATATGGATATGGATATTTTGGTAAATCTAGATGAATATTTTATTCCTCAATTTACTTTTTGGAATCTATCTAAGAAACAAGTGATTTCGATGCCTTGTTCATATAAACAATCCAAAACGAATTTATTATCTGGATTTTCTCCATCTGTTTTGACGGATTTTTTTGCGAATATTGAGAACATTCATAATTCACCTTATGATTTTATAGTTCATGGTATATTAGATACACATCGATATGATTTTATCGATGAATATTTATCGAGTATTATTTATTGATTGATATTGATTAAGACTGATTAAGAATTACTGATGTTTTTTCATATATATATCAATTTCTCGTTTCAATTCATCGAATTGTTTTGTTTCTATTTTCGATGATATATCTTGTTGTGTGTTTTTGAATATTGTTTCTATTTTCGTTTTCATTTCTATATGTTCTTTTCTATCTATATTTCTGAAAATGGTTTTCAAATTATCTTTCAATTGTATACCCGATAAACGTTTGGATGGAATCGAAATCACTTGTTGTGTAATGATTTTTTTGTATTCATCGAGAACCTGTAAATTCTTTTTGTCGGGATTTTTATTGTTATCTGATAAATATTTCAATACATATAAATAAATAATACATAACGAATAGTTATCCCAAGAATACTTGTTTTTCAATAATTCTTGTGACATTTCTATCCATGGTCTGTTCTCGAATATTTTGAAAAATCTTGTTAATTCTGTTTTATAATTTGATTTTTCGGATTCTGTCAACAAATCTTTCATGATATTGTTTTTGATAAAAAAATCGTCTATTATATCGTATAATTCATTGGATGATACTTTTTCATTGATAGGATCTTCTACCATTTTGAAAATATAAGTTTGAATACAGACATCAATACACCATGGTTCATAATCGGGTCCATATGTAAAAAAAACTTTCTTTAATTTTTCCATATCGGATTTTGTCGGTGATGATGGATTTGCCAGTGTTACTGATTTCTCATCAAATGATAATCCAAAATCGATTATTATTGGCCGTTTCGATTTATCATCTATCATTATATTGTTCTCTTTTAAATCAAAATGAATTATTTTTGCGTTTTCTAATTTATTGAGACTATCTAATAAGTCGATGTTTGTTGTTATTATATTTTTCATTGTATTCTTTGGATTTGTTTTGAAAGTATGTAAAAAATAATCTATCAATGTATATTTTCCTACATAACGTATTTGGTTTATTTCATAGGATAATGGGGTGTTTTGGTTTGGGTTTTCGTCTAATTCGGCGAGTTTTTCTTCTTTGTCTTTTTCTATAAAATCACATTTTGTTATTTCATTATCATCGACCGATGTGAGTGATATTTCACAACTCTCTACAATAGGCGCAAAATAATCTTCATAATTTGGGATTTTTTGTATTATTTTTCCTATCAATGTCTCGTTCTCTGATGTTGTCTTTTTTCTTTGTAATTTCGTAATATGTTCATTCGATAATGGTTTTTTATCACATGCGATTCCTGGTCTGAAAATACATCCATAACTACCCTGACTTAATATTTTTGTTTTTTTCGGTTTTTTTTCTGTGGTAGGTTTGTTCGATATTTCCATTCTTGTTTTTAATTGTTTCTTTGATTTTATATATTTTTATGATAATAAAAAAATATATAAATCATTTTGTATTGGTTTTTTATTTTATGGTTTTTTGTTTTATGGTTTTGTCTTGTTTTTCTTGTTTTTCTTGTTTTTCTTGTTTTTGTTTTGTATTAGAATAATTGATTACTTATTATCGATAATGTCGTTCTTTCTAATTCTGAAAATTCAAATGTATATTCGTGTTGTTTAGATTCGATTTCTTCAATGGTATATTTGAATATGGTTTCTGGACACCAATTATTTTTTCCTAGATATTCAAAATAAGGAATCACGTCTACATATTGTAATATTTTGGATTGTTCTGTTTCTGTCAAATATTCTATATTATATGTCATGTATTTTACTTGTAATTGTATCAAATAAATCAAGTGGTTTTTTATTGTATGTTTCAGCATTTCGATTTCGTATTGAGATATCAAATTATTTCGAAATTTTTCGTCGTTCATATTTTTGGTAAAAGTTGTATAGTCCGTAGCACCTACAAGTTTCAATGATATTTTACTATCAATATATTCTTGGAATGTTATATGTTTGTATATATTGGTAGTATTTGAAGTAAGTATATTATAATGAATATCTTCGATGTCCGCGTTATTGATGATTTCCTCATCTGTTACGATTGTACAAAAATATTTGAACGGATAATATAATTCATCGAATAATTTATCCCATATTTCTCGGTTTTCTAAGTACTTCATAAGATTTTTTTGGTAATCATCCATTTCGTGGTCTGTTATATTGTTTACTAATTTACAATATTTTGTATATCCAAAATTCACTAAGAAATTCTTGATAAACAAAACGTAATTTCTTGTAATATGTTGTGAGGATTCCATCGTTGATATATGATATTGATTGATAAATTGGTCTTTTTATGTTTGTATAATTTTATAATCAATTTTTTCGTTCAAAATCGATGAATATATATGGTAAATTCGAATAAGGACATATTTGTTGTTCACTAATGTTTTTTATAGAGAATTCTGAATCGATATTTCTTAGAAAATCTGTATTGAAAAATGTATCTCCATCGATATCTTTGTCTATCATCGTCAAATAGATTTTCTGGATTTTGTTTGTAAAATAATTATATACTTGTGCTCCGCCTATTATAAATAATTGTTTTTTTGATACGGATTCTTGTTGTTCCTGTATTTTTTCTATTAATTCATCGGTTTTATTGATTGTTGTACAATATACATTTTCATATTGAGGGATTTTCGTTGGGTCCTTTGTTATCACTATATTTATACGATTTTTCAAAGGACCATTCGGTAATGATTCGAATGTTTTACGTCCCATTATCACAATATGATTGTTTGTTAGTTCTCGAAATCGTTGTAAATCCGCTTTTATATACCATGGTATTTTATTATCGATGCCAATAATACCATTTTTCGTCGTAGCTATTATCATATTCATTTTTTGGTTTGTATACTATTTATTATCAAAAATATCTTTAATATTGTCATCATATGAAATAAAAAATGATATTTATACCATGTATGGTTTTTTACTTTATAATATTTATTCGATAGATAATAAAAACGAATAGTGAAAAATAGTAATATATATCCAATTATTATATATGGACGATATTTTACGTATGTTATTCCTTGTATATAAAACGATAGGAATGATATTTTTGATATAGCCAAATCCATTGTTCGTCTCCATGAATATGTTGCCTTTCTCCAAAAATTAGCGGATGCTAATGACGTCAATATCAAAACATATGTATTTATATATTGCTTTTTATAGAGAGTATTTATTGCTGGTATTGAATAAAAAAAAGACGATAATACTAACCATTTGGTTTCTTCCCAACTTGCTATGTATTGATTCATCTCGAATGTATATTTTGGCATTTTTATTATGTTATATGGTTAATATTTTACACCGTTGAATAATTCCAATGGGACACCATTTGATTCTTCAACTAAGTTACCAGTGACGACTTCAAATGACGCTCCACAGGAGCGTCCCATTTTAAATCTTCGCGGGTATATATTATTTTGTACCAGTGAATATTCGAAACCATATCCCCATGCTATTGCTCAAACGGTAACTGGTCACTTAGTTGTTCTTTCATCTGCTGTGCGGATTGAAATCATCCGCTGTATACTTATTCATAGTATGATTATATATTTTGTACATAGGTGGATGAGCTGTCAACGGAGTATCATTCATTGACAAAAGAAATAATATTGATATTGTTGACAATATTATTGTAAATAATATATCGTATGTATCATCGTCTCTACGATTTATTTGTCTAGCGTCGAAATGTAATGGATTCATATATCTATACATGGTTGTTGATTCTTGGTTTTGATTCTTGGTTTTGATTATATCAATTTTTTATAAAACTATACTTGATTTCCAGTAAATTCAAAGTAGGAAAGTTTTTCTTTTTTTACTATATAAATAACTGATATACTCATTATCAAATAAATAATAAAAAGAAACCATGATGTGTTTTTATAATTAGTAATACATAAATAATTCAAAAGCCATGTAAAAAATACTAATGCTAAAATATCTTGGGATAAATCAATAAAAAATAATTTACTATTATATTTATAAGTATTACTAAAATAGGTATAATACCATATACAACATATTATTGTTACTATAAAATATGATTTTGCTGGTAAACAGATATTCATTTTTGATTTATATATATATATATTTGTATATATTTTTTATTTATTTTCATTTATTTATTAGTTCATATTTGTCGAATGTATTATCCCTGTATAATGATTCCATATGATAAATTGTAGGTTCGTTGTAATTCGGTTCGTTGTAATTCGGTTCTTGAATTATCGGTAATTCTTTTTGTGATAATTGTTTTTCCATTTGTTTTTTCGTAGAATCGATGTTTTCATAATCAATATGAATTTTTGACGCAACAATCGAATTTTGTATTTTTGTTCTTGTTTTTGACATGGTATTTTGAACGTATAGTATTTTCATATAAAAATATCAATTTTATAAAAAAATACATAAAGAATCTGTTATATGTTATTATGTGGATAGAGAAACATATTATACCAGTGAAGATTTGAAACCACACCCCTTTGGGGTGCTATGGTTCAAACTGTAACTGGCAACTTACTTGAAATTTCATCCGCTATGCGGATTGAAATCTTCAAGGGTGTATATGGTTTTGTATGGTTTGGTCTTATGATGTAATGGTTAGCATTTTTGACTTTGTACCCGTGAAGATTTCAAATGACTCTCCATAGGAGCATCATTTGAAATCGACACTGGTAACTTAGTTGAATTCTTCAACATTGTGAATCAAACAATCTGAGTTCGAATCTCAGTAAGACCTATTGATATATGGTTATTGTGTATATATTTCTCTATCCACCAACATGAATATTTATGCTTCGTTAGCTCAGTAGGTAGAGCGTGAGGCTGTTAACCTCAAGGTCACAGGTTCGAGCCCTGTATGAAGCGGGTTTTTTATTGATTGGTTTCGAATATCAATCAATAAAATTTTGGGGGTTTTGGGTTTGGATTTGTATCCACATATGTATATCCATGAAATTAATGGAGTCTCCTTTTACCACGTCTAGTGCGTCTAGTAAGCTTGCTACGTTTGTTACGTTTATTACTTTTATTTCTGTATGAACGCATTTTTCTTGATGAACCTCTTCCTCCTCTGTTTAATTCTTTGTTATATCTATCGTACAGATTACCAGTATTTTGTAGATTTAATTTGCTACCAGGGTTCAATCTCTCCAAGGCACTTGCTGTGCTAGCAACATGGGCTAGGGTGTTCAAAGGATTTACGTTTTCACCATTTGCATAATCGCGCACTCCTTTATAATCTTCTCTGGCAAAATCATAAATAGCAGGCATTCTTTGTTCTCTATTCATTATGTTTGAACTGATTTATAATATATCGAAAGAAAAAACTTTTTCTCAATTTTTGTAAATTAACGCAAAAAAATTTTCTAAATGTTTTGACGAAAAAAATTTCATATCTGCAAAGGTTTTCAAAATTATCAAAGAAATACTTTCAATAAGTAAACATCAAGGTCACAGGTTCGAGCCCTGTATGAAGCGGTTTTTTATTGATTGGTTTCGAATATCAATCAATAAAATTTTGGGGGTTTTGAGGTTTGGGTTTGGATTTGTTTGTATCCACATATGTATATATCCAGGAAATCAATGGAATCAATGGAATCAATGGAATCTCCTTTTTCTAAATCAAATCAATCTTTTGTCATGTATTTAGAACCCATTTTGAATTCTTATTATAAAACATATCAAAATGTAATTACTCTTAGCATCATGCCGAGTGGTCCATTAGCAAATATGGTAACACCTATGTCGACCACGAAACTATCACCTTTCCAAGAATCGGGTGTGTTTTCTTCTCCTGGTATGTTTTCGGATAATTGTGTCCATGTTTTATTACGATATCCAAAACAGGGTTCTGGATTTGGTGGGCGTGGGTCTTTGAAACACCCGGATTATTTTATGGGTGCCGATGATATTCCGTCTGTTTTTTCTTGGTTAGTTTCTAATGGTTATTCCATCGATACGGATATTACGAAAATGTTATATAAATCTAGAATTACGATTGGTGGTGTTTCCGAATCCAGATTATCGGGAGACCGTAAAATGATTTGTATGGCGAGGTTTTTAGGTTGAATTATTCAACGGTATAAAATCAAACGTATTTATCTAATAAATATATAACAAAATTAAATATAAAAAAGTACATCAAATAAAGAAGAATAATATGAATACACCATTCTGTTAATGTATATTTATAAATTTTAAATAATATGACAAATAATGCTATAAATGTAGGTACTATTAAACTCATTATTAAGAAACTAACTCTTCTGGTTAAATTAAATTTTTCAGAAATGAATAATGATAACATATTCATGAAACCTAAAAATATTGGCGCATAATAAATATAATCATGAAAAACGATTTTATTTTTTTTGGGATTAAAATTAGAAACTATATAATAAAATGGGAAAATGACGAATATAGATGAACCTATAATAAATGCTCTTAAATAATTATTCATATATTATATTGTATTATATTATTTATGTATAATACAACATTGAGGATTGGTGGTGGTGGTGGTGGTGTTTCGGTATATGATTATCGGGACACTGTGCGTCGTTGATTTGTATGTCGAGGTGCTTTTTTTGATGTGGTTTTTGATTTGGTTTTTGATTTGGTTTTTGATTTGGTTTTTGTTTTTGTTTTTGATTTGGTTTTTGATTTGGTTTTTGATTTGGTTTTTGATTTGGTTTTTGATTTGGTTTTTGATTTGGTTTTTGATTTGGATTTGGATTTTTTTCCACCGGGCATTTTATCTGAACTTATTCTTATTGGTACCAAACTATCAGGATTAACTACTTGTAATTCATTATTATTATTATTATCATTATTAACATTATTATCACTTTTTTCATTTGGTAGTGTAAAATAATCTATATAATATATTCTCCCTTCTGAATTTATGTATGGTCTAGGAAAATGTCCTTCATCGGTAAAAATATTTTGTGTTCGTTTTCTTTTTCGGTTCGGCATTGTTCGTAATACGTTTCCTTCCATATTTACTGGTTCCGCTTTCAATAATCCATCACATACTTTATTTTTGTATCCATTCTCTGATTTTTCAAAATCTATTCTATCATCACCTATAAAATAATTTTTCAATTTTGGACGCCAAAATTCTCTATATTTACAAAAATAATCTATATAATATTGTGTCTTGGAATTCGTGTATAATTCATCATCATCAAAATAAATACTCATCATATTATTTTCAGGATTTACTATAGTTCGATAATCCAAATCATTCAAATTAATTTTCAATAATTTTTTTATTATATTTATTGCGTGTTCATTTTCCAACCATTTATTGTCATCATCATTAATAATTTTTTTGTCTTTATCATATTTTATCTTCAATAACATGTAATCCAAAGCAGTATTTCCAGCAAAATTTGATTTCCCTGCGCTTGGATAATGGATTAATGGTTCTTCGCCTAGTAATAAATCTGCTACTTCAAATTTATTAGTTTCAATACTCATCATCAATGCGTTTGAACCATACTCATTTATAGCTTCGATGCTCATGAATAAATCTCTTTCATTATACATATTTTTATAATTTTTCAATATTATAATACAAATTTTTTCATCCATTGCTTTTGAATCACAAATAAACATCAATAAATTATTTTGATTCATTATTGGAATATTTAAAATATGTTCATTGACAAATATAAATGAATCTTCGTCATCATCATCCAAATATATCTTGTTTTTATATATTTTTTTAAAATTTTTTTCTATGAAGGTTTTTATAATTTCAATTTGGTTTTCGAATATCTCTTCATGACTTCTTGTTTCATTTTTTTGTCGGTATATTTTACTATGCTTATAATAAGCCTGATACAATAGTTCCAATAGTTCTTTTATTAGAATTACGATTTCATCTCTAGTTTTTACAATTTCAAATTTTTCATTTCCTATTTCTTGATAATCTTTTTCTTCAAGATTTGGATCTATATCCATAGGATTTGGATCTATATCCATAGGATTTGGATCTATATCCATATTGAAATCAGGATTTGTATTTGTATTTGTATTTGGATTTACATCGCTTTCTATATATTCCCTTTCCATATTTTCCTATATATTCAATTTACATAAAAAAATTGATAATATGTTTTTGTTATACAAAAAATAATTATTGAAACGAAAATGGAATTAATTACTGAACCTGACCTTTATTCACCCAGTATCAATGATATTGGTAATTATGTCGATAAAATACCATCTTTTAATAATATAAAACATGGTCTTCGTTGTCCTTGTGGTTCTAGGAAAGATAAAACCTATGATACTCATAGTATATTTGCTTCTCATATAAAAACTAAAAAACATCAATCTTGGTTAGTTGATCTGAATCTTAATAAAACGAATTTTTATCTTGAAAATATCAGTCTTAAAAATACGATTACTAATCAACAACTTATTATTGCCAAAATGGAAAATGATATAAATAATAGAACAATGACTATTGATTATCTAACAAAACAAATTGTTTCTAATTCTACTACTGTGAATGATTTGTTGGATTTTGATTAGGGCTTATGGGGTCGTTGGGGGTGGGGTTGGGGTCGTTGTACTTGATTATATATAATAGTTTTCTAAATTATAATTAATTTCGTTTAAACATCTTATCACTTTCGCATGGTCTGCCTCTACACCACTCCCTATCGTTGATTCGTCTCCTTCTTGGATTATCAGCCATGGAAAATAACTATATGAATTCCATCGCATTTGTAATCGACTCGTCATCCAATCACTACTTGCGTAGCTATCATGAAACATTTCTAGAATATGTTTTACGCCCTTTTGGGATATTACGTATCCACCTGTTAGGAATTGTTCTTCTACTTGTACCCAGCGGTTCGTTATATGTATTGGTTCTGACGCATTTAATAATATTAATTCCCAATTTTTGTGTTTTTCTTGGTTTTCTGGGTTCTCGATATCTTCATAAAAACGGTCTAATTTTTTTCTCCATTCTTTATCAAAACAAGCATCGTCTTCGAGAACGAGAGCGTATTCTATATTCGGATTTGTTTGAATATATCGCCAAATATTAATATGTGATTGTGCGCATCCTTTTTGGCCATTGTTTAGATAGTCTTGAAAAATATCCTTTATATCGGGGGTACCACCTACTGCCGCTGGCCATCGGGTGGTTTCTATTTGGGCTTGTTTCAATCGTCTCTCCATTTTTTCCCAGCGTTCTGGTTTCGAATATAATGAAATACAAAATGTATTCGTTTTATTGAATTCGAATTTTGCCATTTTGTGTATGGTTTTGAAGTATATATTTAATGAGTGTGTTTTTATATTTTTTATTGACTTTTATTGACTTTTATTCAATAAAAAAATCATGTAAGGTGTTTTGTGTGTTTTTGTTTTTGGGCTTTTATTTGGTGAATTTTTCTATTTTTTTCATTTCATTTCTACATTCATTTTTACATCTCTGTAACATATGATATTGATATTTATTTTGTAATTTTATTAGTTTTTCTACTCTTTCTATCATAGATTTACATGTTCTATCGTATTTTTCCAATTTACTGAAATGCGTCATCATTTTTAATATATCGGTGGATAGATTTTCTACTAGGTTTTTCTCCCAAATTGGAAATTGTTTTATCATATAAATATCTTGTGTTGTTAAGATATTGGTTGTATTTGATAGTAATTCGGGAATTTCGGTTTTCCAATCCTTTTTATAGAATTCACAATCATATCCACGTTTGAAAATCATACTGAAAATATCTACTTCGGATTTGTATGGGAACAGTTCTCTACAAAGGAATTTTTCTTTGAAAACATCGTATTTTTCAAAATTCTTGATTTCGCGATGTTCACTTAGTTCACTAAATAATAATTGCTCCATAGATGATTGTATACATTGTGTTAATTTATCGAAACCACTAAAGTTTGATTGGTTAAGATAAATATACTTTTTTATGTATTTGTGCTCATCCTTTGAAAACGGTAGGTATTGTTGGGATTTGTTTGCTGGATACGACTTTTTCTCTTGGTATTCATCACATATTTTATTTCGTATTAATTCGATGAGATTATTCGTAGCAAACATGACTACATATTTATAATAAATTTCGATAATGGTTGGTGGTTCGGTTTCTATATGTGGAAAGAACAAAATCAGTTGTCTTATGATTTCTGCTTTTGGTAACATTATTTTTTTTAAGATGTTGGTTATTATATCCATATTGGTATCATTTGGAATAAAATCAATTATCATATTTAATATCTCTACTGGTAGGTGTGTTGGTAATGGGAGTTGTTCGGTGACATCGTCATGTGCTGTATTTGGTACGTTTTTTGTTATATATTCAAATAATTTTTTTATTACTTTATCTAGTATTTTAACTTCACGTGGTATGTTTTTTTTTGGGAAAGTATCCATCAATAAAAGATGAAATATTTCATTATAAGCTCCAGCGTATTTGGTTTTATTTGATGGGTGGAAATAAACCCATTTTTGGTTTGCTTTTATATAAAAGGTTCCATTATAATTTTTAAACCGAAGAAGATTTAAATCAGCCCCATTGGGGCTAAGATTTATCTCTTCCTCGGTCATTGACCACGAAGAATTGAATCCGCCCTGCGGATTCACGTTCTTCGTTGGTTTAAATTCTAATAATGGAACTAGTTCTTGAATTAGGTTCTCATAATTGATCGTTGAAGACATCTTCTTGGTTTTGAAATTATCAATTATTATATTATCAAAAGAAATCATCAATTTTTTGATAAAAAAATATGGTTTGTGTTTTTTTTGTGGGGTCGGGTTTTTGGTGGTCGGGTTTTTCGCGTAAAAATAATTTATGGTTTTGGTATGCTCAAAATTTTCGGTCTATTATCATCGGTACGTTTTGTGATGATTGGAATGATTCTACTAAATATTCATATATTTTATCATATACCGAATTATCTGGGTATTCACGACATGTATATATATCTAAAGCAGCATAATCACGTTCTGGGAATGTATGTATAGATATATGTGATTCTGATAATAAATATAGGATAGTAATACCTTCTGGGTCGAATTGATGTTCTAATCTTCCAAGAATTGAATAATTCTCTTTTTCACAAATCGTATCGAGAACTTGTTTTATTTGATTCATATCATTCAATAATTCCTTGTTTTTTATATTTTTTATATCACAAATCATATGTTTTCCGGAAATGGTTTTATGGATATTTGAGAACATGGTTTGTTGGATGGTTTTGGATTTCCTATTATATTTTCTAATGATATTTTTGTATTGTTTTGTTTTTTTGTTTTGTTTTTTTGTTTTGTTTTTATTTTGATAATATATATTACTAGACGCTATATTTATTTTTCATGAGTTCGGTTAGTAAATCTTTTTTTACAAATGCCGTTATACCTTTGGTTAATAAAACACTTACAGTTCCTGTATCTGTCGTTGGTGGTGTTAATGCTGGTGGTGGTGGAGGTGCTAGTCTTGGTGGTGGTGGTGGTGGTGGTGCGAATGAATTAGATAATGTTTTAACTACTAGTTATGTGAATTCTTTGAATACTATTTCAAAATTATATGGCGAAAATATGGCTAATAAAAATTATGAAAGTATTCCAAATAATTATCAACAATATATTCAATTATATATGGTTTTACAACAAATACAATCCAAAATCAAAAACCAGAATCTTTTGTTATTATTGAAACTGACACAAGATACTTTAGTTGGTGCTATTAATTCATATAGTATTTATGGTGATAACGTAGTTCTTCGATTAGATAAAACCTATTTACAGGGCCAAATCGATACTATTTTATCACAACAAAATCAACGTGTTGTTGAGTTAGCGACTTCGACTGGACAACTTACGATTACCAAGACATTCAAATTGGCTGCTGTATTTAATTATTATATTTTGATTTATGGTATGCCTGCTTACGGTGTTGGTTTTGACCCGGCGAAAATTTCTTATTTGGTGGATATTTTGACCAAGCGTGGTATTGATCCTTATAATTAGAGAGTTTGGAGTTTGGAGTTTGGAGTTTGGAGTGATTTTTCGTATTTTTTGTCAAAAAATTGATTCATTCTTTTTAGAAAAACAATTTGATATTATTCTAAACGTTTGTTTGTGTTGTTTTTTAAAATCTATTTTTCGATATTTCTGTTATTGAGTATTGTTTCGTTGAATTTCAGTATGTCTCGTGTTTCTACCAAGACTCCTTTCTGTGGTGCCTGTCAAAAGGCTGGGAAAAAACCGGAAGAATATAATAGTCACTGGACCAACACTAAAGGTATTCTTACATGCCCTCTTATTTTGAGTTCTGAGTGTGGCTATTGTCATGAGTTTGGTCATTGGACGAAAGCATGTCCTAAACTCAATAATCGTGCGAGTGCTGGCGGAGGTGGTCGTAATAGTGCTTCTGATATGGGTGGTGGTTGGTCTTTTTCAAAAAAATCTGCTAATAAATATTGTGTTTCTGATGACTCTAATAAGAAGCCTGCGTCATCATCCACATCGAATCAAAAAAACTTGTTCAGTAATCTTTTGGAAGATTCTGATACTGAGTCTGAATCAGATTCGGATGAGTTGGAATCTACTCCGGTACCTATAAAAGTTGTTCAAAGATGTACACCGTTGAAGATTTCAATCCGCCCAGCGGATGAAACTTCAACTAAGTTATCAGTTACGATTTCAAATGACGCTCCAATGGAGCGTCCCATTTTAAATGTTCATAGGTATAATTATTTTGATAAACCTCATGGTAGATTAATGGATTGGACTGAATTTTGTTCTGATTCAGATGATGAATAATTGATTGATAGTATGATTAGAGAGTAATGTATATTTGTAAATAAATCAATAAAAAATCAATAAAAAAACCTAAAAAACCCTAAAAAAAACCTAAAAAAAACCTAAAAAAAACCTAAAAAAAACCTAAAAAAAACTATAAAAAGCTTGACGGCTTTTTTATTGTTATTATAATGGGTTGGTCGGTTTTTGCGTAAATTTATGAAAACCTATTTGCGATAACGATATAGAATTATTTTTTGATTATATTATAATAGCCAATGTCAAGACCTTCTAATCGACCAGGTATTTCTTTTTTATGTGGTTTTCGTATGCTTTTACCAATTATGCTTCTGACGCGTCCCGTTGTCTGTCTGAATAACATGAATTTGGGGTATGGTGGTCGATTGGTTTGTGGGGGGGTTGATTGTCTTGGTGGGTTTGGGTCTGGACAATTTAGACATTATAGTAGTAATGGGGCATTTAGTAAAACCTTACTTGTTATGCGTTCAAAACAATCAATTAGTGATACTTTTGATAATATCATTTCTAAAAAAAATCAAGGGCAAAATATTAAAAAAATAGCGCCTGTCTATAAACCGAAATCACCTAATCAAGAATTATATTATAAATATTTGAATGACCCTGATATTCCCATTGTTTTCGGTATTGGTCCTGCCGGTTGTGGTAAAACTCTATTGGCATGTGTTACTGCTATTGAGGAGTTACGTCGGGGGAATATTCAAAAGATTGTCTTGACACGTCCTATTGTTCCTGTCGAAGAAGAAGAACTTGGATTTTTACCTGGGAATTTGATTCATAAAATGGACCCTTGGACACGTCCTATATTTGATATTTTTTTGGAATTTTATCAGCAACGTGATTTGGATTCGATGTTACAAACTGGAGTTATTGAAATTTCTCCCTTGGCATATATGCGTGGACGTACATTCAAACGGGCTTTTATTATTGCCGACGAGATGCAGAATAGTACACCAAATCAAATGCTGATGCTTACTACTCGTATTGGTGATGGTACTAAAATGGCCATTACGGGTGATTTGAAACAGAGTGACCGTTGTGCCGCAAATGGTTTATTGGATTTTATGAATAAGTTCAAGGCTTATCGTAAGACGAATGATGTTATTGATTCCTCAACAAATGAAACTCATATCCAACGTGCTGTTCTGAATAATAATAAGTACAAAACTCATCATGTATATGATATATCAAATGATAAATGGTGTGATACACACAAGAATGGTAACTATGATGAAATGGGTTCTGGTATGGGGATTGAAATGGTGGAAATGTCTCATAAAGATATTGAAAGAAGCCCGATTGTCGCCAAAATATTGGATATTTATACACCTTTTCGCATTTCCAATTCCGAAAATGTATCTACATTGTCACTCAAAACGCCTCCTGATGTCGGCGTTTCAAATGAAAAATTGTATAAACCATCCAAAAAAATGAATGATG